TTTCTTCTGCGCTATCAGGTTCAATGTTATCATCTTCTGGAGGTGTATCTTTTTTATTATCCTCCATCAACTGTTTTAGCTCTTCCTCTTCTTCTTTAATACGTTCATGATTAGCTGAGCGTTTAATAAAACCTGCAACTTTTACTTGTTGTACTTCTTGCTGTTGATCTGACATATCTACCTCTTAAAGTGGGGGCTGTCTTATCAGGTGGCCCAAAGGCTATTATTTAAAATGGCCCATAATGAAGGGTTATTGTTATTTGAAAGCTACACCCTTCTGTAGCTAACTATCTATTATATCATCCACCGCCTGGGGTAGTCAATGCTCGTGTCATTATTGTAGGTGCATAATACTGAATTGCTTTATTAATATCTAAACCTTTCATAGAAGCATTGATAGCCACGTTAGACAGCATCTTAGTTGCTGTGCCAATACGTCTTAAGTTATTGGGGTCCATTGTTCCTGATAATGATTTCATTACATTAGCAGCAGCTATTTCAGATACACCAGAAGATATAAGTGAATCTTTAAAGCTCGTTAGTACATCACCGAAATCACCACCACGTATAGCAGTTGTAACGCCACTACCTATAGAACCTACAAATATATTGGATACTTGTGCTGGCTTTAAGTTTAATGTACTAGCAATGCTATTTAAATTATCTGCACCGATAATGGCTGTAGTAATTTCACCTGCATTGGCATTGAGAGCACCTGCTGCTGCACCGCCGATCATAGCCTTGCCTATGTTCCCACCAGTAGCTGCGGCAGTTAACCCGTTAAAGGTAGCACCAAGTACCGCTGAACCTACTGTCTGTGCTCCAACTGCACCTGCACCCATAATGGCAGAGCCAATAGAAGTGGATAATCCCGCTGTAAATGGGGCAGCAAATATACCAGCCACTTGTGCAATGCCTTTTACCGTTGCTGCATCAGGATGTGCGCCTTTATAGAAACTAGCCTTGCCTACAGGTACAAGTTGATCGCCTATTTCCTTGTAGGTCTGTGACATGCGCTCCCTATCTGCACCACCCGTTTTTCCTGATATACGGTAATAGGTATCTCCATCCTGCTCTATCTTTTGAATATCTGTAGTTTTGTGGGATATTAACTCTGCTATCTTTGCCGATGCCGGATCTGTCTGTTTTAGTAGCCAATCTTTTAATGTAGCTTTTTGTTCTTCAAATATAGGTTGTCCATCTGTGTCCGTACCAACTTGCACAGATACAGTGCCTAAATCTTTTACATCTTTAAATGGATTATCTAATGCTGTACCACGAGTCCAAGCTCTACCTTTAGCCTTATCTTCCGATGCATACTTCTCTTCATCTTTCTTAGCAAGATTAATGAGATACTGATCTGTATCAGTGTCGGTGTCTAAATCTTTGTATGCATCAGGTATTGCCGTAGTAGTTTTAGTCAGATCTGTAGTTGCAGCTGTACTTGTCTTAGTTAAATCTGCAGTAGTTTTCTGACCTGTTGTAGCTGTTACTGTGGGTTTAGCCTCACCTGCTTCTCTAAATACCCCACCGAAGCTTTGTACTTTTGTACTCTTTTGAAATCCTTCAGGGATAGCACCTTGTGGCTGTCCACTGAATGTAGGAATAAAGATATCCCTCTGTCCAGCTTTACTGTACCGTTCTGTACTAAAGGGTGTAGTAAAAGGATTGGGGGAAGCAAGTCCACCTGCTGCCATACGGACCTGTCCCCCTTTAGCTTTTTTTGATACTGTTTCCTCTTCCTCTGATTCACTTTCAATCTCATCTAGGATGTCATCAAGCTCAGTCTCAAACTCACCTGTGTCATCTTCAGTGGCTTCATCTGCATTACCCATCTGCCCCATAGCTTCCATCTTAGCTAGACCTTCTTTAGCTGCCTGACGTAAATCCATGAGTTTCTGTAGGCCAATAAAACGTACTACATCTGCAGGGAATACAAACTCCCCTTCACTTAATTGTGCCGGAATATCGTCACGCACTTCTTTTTTCAGTGAGCCTACAGGTACTTTATTGCCGCTGTCTTTATCTACTGTGCCACCCTCTTGAAGAAGTCCACCGTCCTCAAACAGCTTCTTCATTTGTTTCTTAGCTCTACTCTTGGGCATTGATTTCATCTCTTAGCCTTTTCATTTTCATAAGGGCATCTAATGCGCCTTGTGCTCTGTACACATCAATAGGATCTTTAGCTTGCTCTAGAATTTTGTAATAGCTTCTTGCTTTACTTTCTAATACAGCTGTAAATGATTCCCATACAATGTGGGTATTAAATACACTCTTAAGCCTGTTGAGGTGCTGGTGCTGGTCTTGGTTGTTGGACATTACCCGTAAATCCTTGTTCTCCAGGTGTGGGTACTTGACCTACACCTATATTACCCCCACCTGTACCTGCTGTATCTGCCACACCAGGAACTCCTCCAGGCATTGCTGCAGCAGGTTGTTGGGGTTGTTGTGCTGCCATTAATGCAGCTTGTAGTGCAGCTTCGTCCATGTTATTCGTTACCTTGTCTGGATCAAGATCCATTGACTTAGCAATCTCACGAATAATATATTGGAACTTGGCAAAGGGCATCAGTGCAGGAGCACTTGCAATCTGTAGGAATTGCATTAACCGCTGGCTACGTACTTCATTTGCCATGAGACTTTCAGTGCCACGTGCCTTGACTTCTAGATCCCCACGAATCTCTGGATCAAAGTCAAACTGCATATTAAAGTTAAAGAATGCCTCACCTAAAGGACGTAGCAGGTAATCATCTACATTCTTAATCACTGTCTTTGTTGTACCGGAAGCTGCATTCATTAACATACTAATGCCACTTGCAGTACGTCCTACGCCTGCTACACCTGTCTGCCCATGTGAGAATGAAGGTATGCCTGTGGATTCATCTGCCAAGACACGAGCCTTGTCAAACATTTGCATATTCTCATTCGATACATTGGGGAATTTAGTACCAAAGATAGCTTGTCCTGGTGCCCCACCTTGTCTACGGAATATCTTACCAGGGTAGATTTGCATGTCCTGTCCTGGCACTAAGTTAGTCTCATCGACTTCAAAGACTAAGTTACCAGATAGCACAGCATTATCAACTGCCATACGCATAAATCCATTCATTAGAATCTGCGTATCTTCCATATTCTCTGCTACACCAATACCAAAGAATGAATAAGGATTCAGTTCATAAGGCGATGCGTGATAGGGTATCTTGGCAGGTTTAAATGGATTAAGTACCATGCGGATAATCTGACCATTACAAATCCAGATATTGGCCTGTAGTTCATCTGCCATACTAAATGGTTCAGGTATCTTGACACTATTATCTTCAAGCATCTTACGATCTATAGTACCCCAAAACTCTAGTACTTCAAATCGATTAACCCCCGTATCGGTACGATAATCACTAAGATCATCTTCCCAATATTTCTTCACATAAGTTTCACCACGTTCAATGACTGTATCGATGACTGATTTACGGAAGAAGGGACGCTTCTTGAGATCACGTAATTGAGATCTACTTAGCTTGTGTCTTTCCACAATAAATGATGCATCTTCCATGCTATGAGCATCTGGATCTGGATAAAAGTTCCACACACTTACATGGGATGTATCTGGTCTCGTTTTAATGACAGGGCTATACGTGCCATCTTCTTTCCAGTTAGCATATTCTTTGTCATAAGCAAAGGGACCTTTCATGATCCCAGTGCCAAAGAGAGCTAACTCAAATGCTGTATTGCGTAATTGCTTAGTGGCTTTACTCTCATCAAGTTGATCCTTGATCTTCTTCTCCATCTTTTTAGCTGCTACCATGGCAGGACTAAATGTGATAGAAGTAGGTGTCTGTCCTACACCTTCTTTAAGACCTGTTACATTACCAAGTTTACTTTTTAGTGAGCCAAGCTTTTCCATCAATGTATTAAAAGTAGATCCTGGTGGAAGTGGTTTACCGTCCCCTGCAAAGCCATAAGGCGATGACATAGGCTCAGGTAATGGTTTCTGTTTACTTTCCTTAGGATCAAAGTGAACATCGCCTACAACACCCTCAGGAAGGACTGTAGGCTCTACACTAATGGGGAATGTATTGTTAGAGAAGAGTACCTCAATAATCTGACCATAGGCTGCTAAAACTTTAGTCTTGGTAACTTTAATGAAAACACGACTCTTCTCAGTCTCAGTGAATTGAACATCTGGGCCATAGATACCACGATAGTTACGATATGCCCTTAACCACCGCTCTTCATCCACACGACGAGCATTCTCAGCCTCTTTAAATTTACCATTGACGTAATTAATAACAGGTGCAGCTACAGGATCTTCTACACCACTCTTGCTTACGTCATCTAAACTAAGCTGACGGTCTGTTGTGAACTCTTCATCCATTATCAATATCCAAATGTTTTACATGCCATTGGCATTTGATTCGATCTACTTGTAGCTGGATCATAATCCCATATCGAAAATCTAGGTCTACTCATCACACCATACCGCAATGCATCATATAAGTGATCTTCTGACTTTGTATTAATGTCCTCTGGGTTAGACTTATCCAAAGGTAGTGTAGGCAGTTGTGCAATCAGGTTTGTACAGTTATCCATGATCACTAATCTAGGCTCTTGAGTGAAATCATCGAGCTGTAGCCTACGATGTATCTCATTCTTACCTGCTACACGTGAACCTGCACTACGATCTGCTGGTCTCCATCTACAACCTTCCATGATCATTTGCTCAGCAAGTGAAGGACCAGTATCACCCCTACGATGCCAACAGGAAGAATCAAGAACACCATAACGGATCTGTCCATCATTACGTTCACAATCCATAACCATGTGGGCTAAGTCTTTGGCTAGTACTTTGCTTACATATAATTCACGATAAACGATGACTTGCTCTGCAGGAGATACAGCAAACCACAATACTGCTGAATATGAGCCATATCCATAGTCACATGCCCTGAATTTAACCCAGTTACCAGGGATATGCTCGTGCTTAATGACATGTATACGACGATTAAACTCTGGAAATGCAGCACCTTCAGCTACATCCCAGTTACCCTCTAGCAATTGCTTACGTTGATGTTCAGGAAGTGACAAAAGCATAGTCTCATAGTCACCACCTTCAGCAAGATAGGGGTTATCGGACAACATAGCAGGTATAAACCTGCGCTTAAACAAGGGTTGACCTTCTTTACTATGACCTTTTGGGTACGAAAGTGTGTCACCTGTGTCTATATCTGTAGCCCAGAACGCCCTACCAGCAGGACTAGGGTCAATAAACATCTTTTTAACCCACACATGACCAGGACCACCTGGGTTTGTAGTAGCTCTCATGTAGGTAGGGAGATCTGGTGCGGTACTCCGCAAGCGAGAACGCATGTAATTCCATGCAAATGGAGTTGACCACTGCGTCAATTCATCAAAACCTACCCAACTGAATGAGAGTCCCTGATACCTCAGTACATCTTCGTCACGATCCAAGTAAGAAAACCATAGTCTTGCTCCACTTGGTGCCTGCCACTGCATCTTTCTCTCGGACCATTTGATCCCAGGATAGATTCTTGGGTACAACTCCTGACTTTTCCAAATCAGTTCCCGTAATTCTTCTGTTGTATGTCGTAGTAACAACCCACTAAACTGTGGATGCCCCATATATCGCATGGGATCTGCTAGCATGGCAAAGCTTTTACCACCCCCTGCTGCCCCTCCATACAATACTTCACGTTCACTTGCAGCTAAAAATGAAGATTGAGGTCCTGCATTGGGCTTGAATACAACATTATTGTCTTTTGCTATCTGCTCAATCTGTGCCTTTTGTCTTTGTACTGTCTCTTCCTGTTCCTGACTTGAAGTCTGGATCGAGATGTCTGGCACTTTCAACGATCTCTTTTGCGATGTTGTAGACTTTTGTACCTTTTTTGTCTTCGTACTTTTCCGCAAGCTCAAGGGCTTTTTTGTACCTTCTGGCCCATGACCTAAGTATGCTAACTTTGGCGCTTCTTTGTCGCTCATTCTTTACACGGTGTAATAAACCAACATGACTAATGTACCTTCCTGTAACCTTTGTTAACCATGCAGCTACATTACGAGAAGCGTATTGCTTTAAATACTTTTTAGCTTTCTCTAATGCTTCTAATTCATGGGGTATGGGTATCAATAACAGCTTAGATTCTTCAGAAAACTTGTATCCAAATGGAGGTTTAACTAATGTTACTGTTACTGGTATGGGTACGTATTCCCCCGTTGTAGCTGCATCTTTCGGTTGAGGTAATAACCACTTGCCTGCTGCCTTTCTTAATGGCAATACACTGTGTCCCATAGTCACTCATCATCTTGAGAAGTATCTTTGGGTGGTAGGATCATTAACCCGTTATTCGTTTCAATTTGCATCTTCTCTGTCTTAGCTAAACCTACACGATCTAACAAGTCTTTAGCTGCATTGAGTTTGTCTCTGATACCTAACTCTGTAGGATCTACCATGCCATCTACAAGTGACATAGCTGCACGTGGGGCATTACGTGCCATAAAGATCTGAGTTGCCTCTAAGATCTCTTCTTTGAGTCCCTTAATGATATCACGAGTGTAATACGTAGGGGAGTAACCAGCTAATATTTTAGCACGATTAACATCTCCCCCTGCCTCATCAAATAAGACATCTAGGAATTTTTGTTGTAGTTCAGATAATTGTCTAGCCATTATGTTTTCCTGTAAGGTCGAACCTTCTTAGCAATAGCCTTAGGTTGGCTCACAAACTGCTTTCCTTGCTTTGTTCCTTCACGTTTAGCTTTAGAGGTAGCTGCATATTCTGCGGGTGATAGAGCCTCTATAGCTTTCTTTGGTAGATACCGTTCTCCTGTAGCCTGTGAACCTTGTGTAGAGGGTTTACCGGACTTTGTACCCCACTCTTGTTTTGTCCACTTACTAAGGCTTTTCTGTGCCTTAGTCTTTTCACCTGTATACCCACCACCTTTATCTTTATAAATTTTACCTGCTAGTTGAGCTTTCCTGGCTGACCATTGGCCTGCACTGCCGCCAGATGTACCAGCTTTTACTTGGGCTACAATCTTTTTCCACAATGATTCATTTGATCTAGCCATATTATGATATCTGTGTAGGATTAAAGTATTCATCGACACGCAGCAATAGTGAAACACTTGAAGCTGCACTGGCTAATGCCCTTAGTTTATCCCCCTGCCCTAAAAATAATAAGTTCTCTATTTGCAGTAGGCTATTACCATCTAACTCAACTTCTTCTGCAATGGTATGCCATGTAGCAGTTGTAGACTCGTACCAATCCAGTGAGAAGGTACGTAAGGCAGATACCGTATTAGAGACACATATACTAATGACATCTGTCTTATAATTGGCAGGTACGGTATACACATCTGCATTAGAAGTTCCTAATACAGTGGCTACAGTCCTTGTCTTAGATGTCTGTGTCGTATTCATTAGGTTAGATCATAGAAAGACATTGCAGCGTATATAGAACCACTTGATCCAGACACTGTACGTACTGCCAGAGTATATACATCACTTACACCCGCAATACTTACACCTAGTTGTAAATCAAAGTTATAGCCCGTAGGAGCAGTTAGATTACCAGAACTTTGATTGGTAGACACTACAAAATCTGTTTGCACAATCGTACCACCCGTAAGTGCAGTTGCAGTAATGTCATAATCTACATGCAAGAAGTCTGTTGTATTATACGAAGCACCAGTTAAAGTTGCATTCTTAATGAGGGCTACTTCAAATGTATCTGAAGATGCAGGAACAACTGCAATACGATTAGGAAGAATGACTGATCCTAAAGCGTCACTTGCAATACGTAGAGATAGTACAGGTAGAAAAGTTGTAGATATTGAACTTAGTGCTGTAGTACGTCTAATAATACTATCTGCTGCAATTTGTTCGTATCCACCTTCAGATAGCACAGAAGAACATATCTGCTTTAGACTAGAAGCTGATGCAGTTGCGGATGTGTTGGTTATTTCATATCTAACAGGCAATGTAGCCGTAGTCATATAAACCGTGTTGTATGTGTTTGCATTGTGGAATGTATGAGCAATAATAAACTTACCATCAATAATAAATCCACATCGAACACTGCCTACACCTAACCACTCAATATCAACAAACATAATCTGGGACTTAGTAAGATCTAACGTATAACCACTCTTACCTGTGCCATCCAGTTTATCCCCATTCCAATTAGCCTGGGTCACTGCTCTTGATTCATCTACTGAACCACCTGTATAGCTTCTTAATACAAAAGAAACAGTCGTATCATTTTGCTGCAGGTACACACCGTTCTGTGCATTAAAGTAGCCTACACGCTGCCTTAAACCTGTCTTAGCAGTATTCATGACAAATGTAGCCAGTATAAGTAAGCTCTTTCCTGGCTGATAAGGAAACACTTTATACGTCTGTCTTACTACCTCTGATCCACTTGATGTAGTTACATCCATCCGTACCGTAGATTCATTAGGTAAATGCGTTACACTCCCCCCAGTACTTGTAGAGGTATCAAAGTGTGGATCACTTTCATATCTGTTTGTACTGTCAAACAGTGTTAGGGGTGTGCTTATCCTGACACGACCAAATGCATCAAGGGCAGTGCCGTAAAAGTTTACATTGCCACTGCCCTCTGCAATTGATACTTTATCTGGATAGGAAGAGATACCCACTTATTTCTTCTTAACTTTCCTTGCTTGACTCAATGCTATAGCTATAGCTTGCTTGGGGCTTTTAACTACAGGTCCCTTTTTACCTGAGTGAAGTGTACCCTCTTTGAACTCACCCATGACCTTCTTTACTTTCTTTTGCTCTTTAGTCATCTTCATATAATGCTCGCTTCGCTGCGCTTCATTTTGCTCCCTTTACTTTAGGTGCTTTGGGCATAGAAGCTTTACCCACTTTAGGCATAGCCACTGCAATCATGATAGATGGGGCTTTAAGTTTACCCATGCCACCTTTAGCATAGTTACCTTTAAGACACTTACCTGCCTTCTTGCATTTGGCAGGTGTAGGACAAGAAGGACAGGTTTTCATCATATTACTTCTTTGCTTTCTGTGCAGGTTTCATGGAAGCACCACAATTAGCATAACCACCGTTTGCCATCTTCATTGTTTTCTTTTTAGCTTTTACCATACCACCTTTTTTGTATCCTAAACTTTCCTGTAGTTCTTTCTTTTCTTTCTCTGTAAGTCCACGCTCTTTCATGACACGTGACATACCTTCTGGCTTCTCTGCACCACCTTCACGAATCCTACGATTCATAAGGGCATCTAAACGCTTTTCTTCACGAGCAGTAAGCTCACTGGACTTCTCTTTCTTTTTAAGTGCAGCTAACTCTTCGTCAAGTAGTGGATCTACATCCATTGCCTCACGAGCCATGCGTCTTTCACCTGCCTTCAATGCCTTAGCTTCTGAAGGGGACAACAGTTTACTTACTCTACCAAAACCTGCCATTTAAATTCTCCTAGGAAATTAAGATACTGCTATTACTTCTTATATTGCTTTACTTGCAATTTTTTTGCACATATCAATAAAATAATCTTGATTGTAGGACTGTTTCATGAAATTTACATCTTTGTGTAGCAATTGCACATTACCTTCTAAATACCCTTCCGTACTATCTATTCTGTCTATTGATGCTGTTGCGGTGAGGCCTGTTTTCGCCCACCCTATATCAACGCCGGATAAAGCACATTTTTTATTTTGGGTGATATAAAGATTCCACAAACCCTCTATCGTTAAATCCCAAGTAAGTCCCCTATCTCTAGCACCTCTTCTTTTTACATCAAACCAAGAATATAAAATATCTTCGTATCTACCGTGGCCTGTATTTTTTGGTGTGCCACATTTTTTGCATTTCCAATTACCTTTTATTGCAGACTGATAGTGATCGTATCTGCCGTATACTTGTTCGGCATTACATACAGGACATTGCTTTGTAAACTTTCCTTTTTTAGCCACTATTTACCAAACTTAAGTTTCTGAGATTTAGGGGGTTGTTTACTAGATCCACCCTCTTTCCATAATCTTTCATTAGACCACCATGCAGGAGAGAGCTTACCCTTAGCTATATTCTTACCATGCCTAGCTTTAAAGTTCTTACGAGCTTCTTCACTGTAATTGTGACCCATTGACGAATCACCGTAATGGATCAGCTTAACTGTGTCACCCTCTTTGGCTACGACCATCTCTTTCTTTCCTGGCTTATTGGATTTCTTAGGTTGGTTGTAACCAGTAAATCCCAGTTTCTTATATCTCTCAGGAAAGTCAGGCATTCTTATTACCTTTATATCGATGATCACTCTTAAGTATCCTACCCTCAGACCAACCCTCTGCCTTCATAGCTGCCTCTACCTCATGTAACTGGAATCTTATACCTGTACGTTTTTCTAATGCAGCACGTACAAAGAAGACATCACTGTGGGGTATGTGGACCTTATCTAACTTGTCACGATAGACTGCATTAATAAAGTCAGCAAATAAGTGATTTTCTCTTAGGTATATTTTCTTTTTATTCATACGTCAATAGGAATCCTCGTTCCTTCATTCGCTTCGCTCATTCAGTCACTGCGGAATCACAAGTATAGAGTCTTTGGATCTAGGACACTTAAATGCCTCACTTAAGTGTTTCACTTAAATGGCTACGCTTTAAGTAAGCACAGATAATAGGCTATTAGAAATCAAGCACAGATAATTGTATTAGTTCTATGTCTCAGACCCGAAGTCTTTGCCTCACTTACAACTACTCACTTAAGTGTATGTCTTTTTACTTAAGTGTTCATTATAAGTGAATTATACACTTAAATGATCTTTATTACAAGTAAGTATATAAGTAAGTATTTATATAAGTGTTCTTATACTTTATAAGTATGTATATAAGTGTTCTTATATAGTAAGTGTTTTATATACGTAGTATGTGTATATATCTTAACTGTATATTATAAGTGTTATATGTATATCATTTAAGTGTAACACTTAAGTGTATCACTTTCACTGGGGCTGATACCCCATGGTATATGATTCTGTAATCACTTGTCAAGTTATTTCTGCAATGTGTAGTAAAATAGTTACAGATTCAGTGTATTCCCCCTACTCCTTATTGATTGTGTCACTTAAGTACTACATTGTAATTGATATTATCACTCACTACGTAATCGATACTATCAATCACTATACATGTATACTGTATACAGACTCTTAACTTTACATACCTGTATGCATATACAGTATATTCAGCATATTATGCTTATTTATTGTGCACTAGCAGCATAATATACTGCATGAGTTTTAAATGAGAGTGATTCTCATTTAGAGTGTGTGTATGTTAGTGAGTACTAACATAAGTACTTGATACATGAGAACTATTCTTATTTAGAGTGAAAATACCTGATCTGTGTATGAGAGTGTATACAGTAGCGCCCCACCCCACCCTGGCCCACGCCCACCCCCGCTCGTGATCGCCTAGGCGCATGTGTGCACGATCACGTGCATTACAGCGTCATGATGCATGGGCTATGATGTACATGATGTGTAAAGCATTTAAAATCAAGTACTTAGATATTGGTTTAACTGTTACGATATCAGTTAATCACGAAAAAACGCATATCGAAAGTAGTGATTTTTAGAGCGATTCAAGGGTGGTCAAGGCGATGCATCATTTTCAATGATCCCCACTGTCGAATGTTCGACACTAACCATATCCCCCATTGCCAATGTCCATTTTCCGCCGTTCATCAGCTCAAACCTACCATTCGTCGGCTGAAATCGACCATTCGTCGAAGTTGGCATGGCAATTGCAACAAGGCAAAGTCGGCTGACACTCTTACTATTAAGTTTATAGATAAAATATTTACCCCTCACTGAAAGTGAAGGGGTAGTAAATATTTTATCTTGTTTATAAACTTAATAGTAAGGAGTAGGAAAATGGCACAATCGAACCTAGCAGTTATCAGTGAAAACGGTGTTTTCAATGTCAAATCGGCAGTCAAAAATGCCACATTGCTAAAAGCAAAACCACCCATCAACGATGCGGTTATGTACAATGCCGAAGGCATCCTGCTTACAACGACACAGTATCAAGGCAATAGCCTTGGAGAAGCCATTGATGCTCAGGCTAAAGCCTACAAGTCGATTAAGAAGCAAGCTAAGGCAGCTTTAGAAAAGCTGAAGGGTATCGGTGATGTGCTTAACTACGTTAGGTCACTATTCAAATCCGATTTGCTATTCGGTCAGTTTTTGATGAAAACTGAATTGTCCGTCATGTCAAGGCAAGATCGTTCCGATGCCATGTGGTTAGCAGACAATTGGAATGAAATCCAATTGCAAATGAAAAAGTTGGATATATCCTCTAGCTCTGCTAGCTATCTTCGCCAAGCAATCAGAAAGGCTAGTGCTACTGTGCAGGAAAGCAAGGCTTCAAGCGTAGTAGCAGTTGCTACTGTCGAACCCCAAGTCAAGCCTACTGCTACCACACAGGAAAGCAAAGCTTCACCTGTGGTAGAAAAGCCAGTTGCCGCTACTGTCGAATGTTCGACACTAAAGCCTACTGTGCAGGAAAGCAAAGCTTCACCTGTAGTAGATACCCTTGAGATCATCGTAGATGATGCTGAAGCTTTCGCTGATTCAGTAGCTAACCTTGCGAAAGCCGAAGGCTTAGACTTGAATGCAATCATCGAAGCTTTGCTTAAGCGTATCTAATCCATCATAAGGGGGTTAAAACCCCCTGTATTCGATTTTCTTTCATAACCTAGGGGTAACCTATGCATGACAATGATTTTCTCGTTATGGCAGGCATGATCGTAATCTTACAAGCCTTAATTGCGCTTATGTTTTTTGGAGTCATTACACTTTGATGCACAAGGCACTGGGTTTGACCGTTCGTCGGTTAGACTCTGCCGTCTGTCGGTTTTTACTTAACTTTTCGTTTTCTTGGCCGTTAACCTGATTGCAAGTTGATTGTTCAGCGAGCTTCCACTGTCGAATGTTCGACACTGAGTCACAAACCAAACTTTGGAGTAAATCAAATGAGACTACGTGCAGATCATGCAGCCCTATCTCAAGCCATTACGATACACAAGAAAACTGTACGTATGGTATCCGACTATGAGCATAGGTTACTGAAACCAGTGTCTTACAACGACAAACTGGGCAATGGCAGCAAAACCATTACCAAAGGCGCATGGAAGGGTTTTCCGGTGTATTCCCTTACACTCGAAGAAAGATCCACATGCTCACGTACTTGTCAGCAATGGGCTAATTGCTTTGGTAATAACATGGCATTTGCTCATCGTATCAAGCCCGATGATCCTGAGCTTCTCATGCTTAGATTGTCCGACGAGCTTTCGCACTTGTCCAATGTACACCCCGAAGGCTTTGTAGTCCGTTTGCATATCCTAGGCGATTTCTTCAGTGCAGCATATGCTCAATTCTGGGTTGACGCACTAGCAGAATACCCTGCACTTAGGGTATTCGGTTACACCCACAGATCCGAGCAAGACATCATGGACGTTATACGCTCAGGATTACAGAATAGTAGGGCATGGATTCGATTTAGTGACAAGGGAGGCACGATGTCTGCCAATGTGGGAGGCGAAGGCATTGTATGTCCTGAGCAAACTGGCAAGACTCAATCCTGCATGACATGTGCGCTTTGCTGGTCTACCACCAAGCCCATTGCCTTTATCGAGCACTAATCACATGCACTGGGGGCTTTGCCCCCTAATCTAGTGTCGAACATTCAAAAGGAATCGAAGATTCCAAGACAGTAAAAATGGAGCAAGCAAATGCGAAACTTAAGCGTTGTAAACGTAAACGTCAAGGGCCTGATCGGCTATCAGATACAAGGCATTCATCGTGCCTGCTCTGACAGTCTGTGGGAGACCGTAGCACATGCTGCCATATTCAGAGACAAGGCACGTGCAGAAAGGTTCCTTGAGAGAATCAAGACCAGTCTACACGATCTCAATTGGAAATACTGGGGTGTACCTCAAGGTGCATATGTTAGTGCTGCTGATGCATACAAGAATCACGTAGCACCTTTTTCTGTCCTCTAATCTGGAGTTTACTGCCATGAAGCTAGTCAAAGATCTCAAGCAAGGTGAGTATTTCAAGCGTAATGCCGCATCGAAAACTGTCTATTGCCGTGGTCAATACATCCGTGAATCAAAGAGGTATGCAGCCCAAAGGTTCGATGACATATGCATGTTCATATATCTGAAGCCTGACACACCTGTATTTGTAGACTTTGAATTTTAATTGAGGGTATCGCTACCATGGAATACGTGACATTAAAAGTATCGGAATTATCGGGTGCTGCACTTGATTGGGCAGTGGCAAAAGCGTGGCAACCCGTGTACAGCGATAAACACTTGCTCGTACACACAAAGGACTTCCACCCATCAACCGACTGGGCACAAGGTGGCCCGATCATTGAGCGTGAGGAACTCTCTCGCTTGATTTGCTACAACCACAACGAATGGGGTTGTCTTAACGGCGACATATTTTGTGATGGCCCCACGCCATTAGTTGCGGCCATGCGTTGCTATGTAGCAAGCAAGTTAGGCGATGAAGTAGACATCCCTTTACCGCTTATCGGCTAGAACCTGCCACTCGTCGGAAATGACTTAACTTTCCACTGCCATCGACCGTTAGTTTATATACGCAAGACAACTTGGAGCACTGAACATGGAAATCTACTTCACCCTGAAACAGACATACGGAAAGGTACGTGTAGTACCACTGTGCATCAATGCCATTGCCTTTGCAGACATTGCAGGTACAAGCACCCTTACACTACGTACCATGCGGAATGTAGAGGCACTTGGATACAAGCTTATGTGTGCTCCAATGTATGCAGGAGGCACAGCACCGATGACTTCCGACCAACTCAAAGAGGCAGGGGTAGAATAATGTTAGATGCACAGATTGTAGGTTACTTGCTGTCCTACCGTGTCAATGGGTCAGGCAATGTATGGATGCTCAGGTTCGACACTGAAGCACAGGCACAGGCTCACATCAAGCGAGTAGGATTAGATGTTCCCATGTATCAATGCGTAGTAAATCCGATTGTCGAAATGTCCACTATAACCGAGGAGGCATGACACCATGCGAGTATTCGTTTATTACAACCTGCATAAGCATATGTGGTCAGTGAAGGCACTGGAGGGTGAGCACAAGGGTAGGGTTATCACACACACTCGACACTTAGCCCTCATGGATTGCACTTTCAAGGTATCTGAGGCAGGTAGGCAGAGAGTTCTACGTGAGAGGCGTAAGAATGTACATGCAGGGATAGTAGGCACAGCACCTAAGTCCATCTTAACGGCTATCAAGTCGGACTACATGGTAGGGGATGGTGTACCTATTACCTACAACCCCTACAAGTATGATTCGTTTGTGTCCAAGCTAGATGACACACGGAAGATTAAGCAAGCTAAGATTGTGACACTTTTTGACCGTTCAGTAACCGCATTTGCAGTGGCTTAACCAGAGGAGCAGTGACCATGCAGTATGAACTTCTAAATCTAGCCGAAGCTAGGCAATTGTTCACACACTACATCTTCAGGGATGAGGAAGGTGAGTACTACCTAGCTGACCATAGCATCCGTAACCTGCATGATCCTGCAAGTACAGATGATGGTCTGCTCAAGGTAGACTTCAGTGAACCTGCAAGGGTAGACAATCGTAAAGGTAACGTACACATCACAGTGACACAGAATGGCTTGAGGAAATGCAACCTAGTCACTTCGCTGTACGTAGCCTACGAATTAGGCATGATCGATTACACACCCTTACTGCAAGGAGAGCAAGCATGAAGACGTTTGAAGTAGAGTTGCGTGGCATGTTATGGAAAGTCATTGAGGTCGAGGCAAGAGATGAAGATCATGCAATCAGCCTCGCATATGAAGAGTTGACCTACGATGAGGTCAAAAGTATAGGTTGGGAAACCGAATCAGTCACCCAAATCACCAAGGAGTAAACATCATGGGCTTAGACATGTACTTGAAGGCAAAGAAGTTCTATTACGATGAAGCTGAAGGTAACGCAATCATCAAGCTAGCTTTGCCTGAGAATCACCCGTTCAAGAAGCTACGCTCAGCAGAAGTATGCATTGAGATTGGGTACTGGCGTAAGGCTAATGAGATCCATAACTGGTTTGTGACTAACGTACAGGACGGGGAGGACAATTGCAGGGAGTACTATGTAGACCCTAAGCATATCGAGGAATTGCTTGCCACTGTTCGTGAGGTATTGGACAACCCCAAGCTAGCTGAGAATATGCTACCTACACAAGGTGGATTCTTCTTTGGTTCCACTGAGTATGATGAGTACTACTTCAGTGAGCTAAGGCATACAGAAGAGATGCTATCCAATGTACTTGGCTTTGTGAGGGATAACCCAGGCTATCATCTGTACTATCAATCATCGTGGTAACAAAGTTTAAATGGACACTAACACTAGGTTTTACCGATACCTTGACGCTGTAAATTTCTGTAGGTACAATTCAGTCAGTCCTGCACACATTCAACGTACAGGGCATGGACTGAACCGCAAATGGCATATCAACATGGAGCAAACACAATGGGATACTATGAAAAGCGCACTAAGTTCCTCGGTTTACCCATCATTATCCGTAAGAGAGCGAAGAAG